TGAGTGAGTCTTCCTCTACCTCGTACTCCTCCATATATGGCTCTTCCATGTTGTACTTCTCAACAGACTTGGCTTTTTCCAACATGATTTCTCTTAACTGTTTATCCGAGAATCCAGCCGGATCATCCTCATCAATTTCCACTTCGACATAAACATCGTAATAAATCTGTTTAACCACTGTGCCCGTGAAACCTTGCGTTTTCTTTTTCATGAAATCTCCTTGTACCATATCGGCATGGCGTACCTAGTATCAGTGCTGGCTGCAACTGCGTGCTCATAATAATTACCATCAAAAATTACAGTTCTACCAGTCACAGGTTTTATTTTAGTCCCGTCTCTAAAGCAGGTTTCACCATTTTCAAAATTATCATTTAAGTATGTTAATGAGGTGAGGGCAGTTTTGCTTGATTGTGTGTCGAAATGAAATGCTGAAGAGCAATCTTTTAAACGGTAAACAATCTCACCCCACTCCAACTCAACTTCCCAAAAATACTTTTTCACCATATCCATGATCTCGTCAATGACACCAAGCAAAGTTTGCTTGCCTACAAATATGCTTCTGAAGTCGAGAGGAAACATTTTTTGATTAGGGTTATCGGTGAACCAACTATGGGCACCGAGTTCGTTTTTGTGATAGATGGTTATCAACTCTTCGCAAGTTGATTTGTCCAAATGATCAATGACGATTATCTTGCTCATATCGCCTTGTCGATTATTTCAATCAGCTTAGGTCTACTCAGAATAGTTGCTTTCTCGTCTTTGTAGCTGTTGTCGTGCTTTTTAATAGTACCTTTGACCTTGATTCGATCACCCTTGATAACTTTATGGCGAGTGTAGAACCCTGTTTCGTCTTCGATCTCTTCATACAACCAACTTGCATTGGTGAATGTTTTAACAACGTTGTCGTTATCGTCAACCATGATCAACATAGTTGTCCCACCGAACGCGCTGTCAACGTGCTTGCGGAAAACAACTGTCAACTCAAGTTCAATCTTCTCGCCAACTGTGCCAATGTACTCTGATGGTTTTTTAACTTCCTCGACAACTGGCTCAACAACGGGTTCTGGGATTACAAGAGCACCCTCGTTGCAAAGCTCTTGGATAGCGACGCAAGTTAATTTGAAAGTGTTCTGCTTTGTCTTGGTGTTGACTTCCTCAGACTTTAACCAATGCATGTACTGAGGATCGCTCTCAAGAATGTCAGAAAATGTTCTGCCACGGTATTTGCCGAAGTTGAAGACCTGATGCTCTTTGATGAAAGTTATAACGCGCTCGTTAAGCAACTCGTTATTTTTGTGAGCACGAAGATCAAAGTCAGCATATCCAGTCAACAAACAACCATTTTTAGCTGCATATTGTGCAGCCAGATCATCAGCTTTTTTAGGATCTGTTGAGAGGTTCTTAACGTAATCGTCGTGGTACACGAATCCTCTGTCTGGTTCAGTAGAGTAAGTAACCCGTCGCAATGTGTAGAACCCAGTAAGCTCGCCTGTTCCGATGTAAACTTCACGCTTGATATGGTCTGTCATTTTGTTTTCCTTCTCATTATTGACGATTAATTATCGCTATTTCTGGTGAAAGAGTCAAGTTTTTCTAGCCTTGCTTGATAACTTTAAATTTACCTTTGACGAGACGATCCTCAGTCGAAACCTGCTTTTGTGATATTCCCTAAATTCCTGAGCTGCTGCTAGATCAACGAATTTGGCAATTGGCTGTGCTTCTGTAGCCTCAGTAATGATCCCGTCGGGGATTTTGCTCCACCCCTTTGAATCCTCAAAGTTTTTGACAATGGTCGAGAAGTATGGCGTTTGGTGATCGATATGAGCCTCTTTTGCAAGCAGCATAACCCCAGTGGCTTCACAAACAAACATCCCGTTCGAGTCTCGTTTACTGTCCCTAAACGCATCAATGTCTGGCCTTACAACATCCCTACAAGCGTCTGAGAAGCACTGTATGCGACTTTTTAACTTACGGACACCATCGATACCCAAAGTATAAGAAAAGTCCGTAGCGGTCCCGTCCGTGCGTACAATCCAAAACCCAGCTGTATTCCAAGGTTGGTTCAGCCGCTTCTCGAAGTGTGATATTTCTCTGTCTCCCTTGGGATCCTCACCTCCATCAATCAAGACTTGATCTAGGCAATCGACCAGCGCGACCAAATCCTCGTGGTCGTCGCTGTTATCGATCTTCTGCCCAGCCTTGTATCGATCTAGGATCTCTCGATAGTGCTCCTTGGCTTGCTTCTTGGACATAAATGACCTAGAGCCAATGACAGTCTTTTTAAACATCAACCCTCCCCATACAGTGCTGGTTGAAAGCGGATGTTCTGTTCATTGATTTTGAAATACCGCTGCACCTGCTTGTTCTTGTGCTTGAACTCATCGACGGGGGTCCACTCAAGCGTTTGATTGTCTATCGCGGTCATGTCGCGGGTATCCACTATGAAGTAGTGTCTGGATACCAAGACAACGTACAAGCAGTTGTCCTCCATCTTCTTGACGTGGTTAATGAACTTCTGACGTTTAGGCAGCACGGTCCAAGAACCTATGACCCCATAGTCATCCATCGCTTTGCTTAGCGTCTCGACGCTGACACCTTTCACATGTCGCTTTCGGACTATCCTTTTGATGGATTGGTATGCCTGCTCATACTCGAGCTTGGCAACCGTGGCGAGGGCATAAGGCCCACACCAAGTCATTCGCCACCGACCCGCCGAGTCGGTGACCTCTCTTCTATCCACGGTGAACTTGTCACCCTCTGATGTGTATCGATCCATGACGGCCTCCTTAGAATAAATATGTCTTAACACTCTTAGGGGCATTGCCCTTAGAGCCATAGAACCCGAGGCACATATCACGCAGCACCTTCTTGGCTTTTCTCAACGGATAGTCAACATCCGCAAAATCGTCAGCGATTTTGTTATCGACCTTCTCGACACGGATCGGCTGATCAACAAAAACGACCTTAGACCACTTGCGGCCCCGCTCGACAACCAATGCGTGGCGATGCTCGCACCTGTCTTTTCTAACAAAAAATGTACGCACTACTCTCATAGCGATTCCTTTCTCAAAAAGTTGAGAACCATTTCTCAACAAATATAAGTATGCCAGAATGGTCAGAGAAGTCAAGTGTTTTAATTTAGCATTACAAATCAATAACTTACGAGAGCTTTTTCCACTTCTCAATACTCACTTTTCTATAATTTGAGTTCAAATATCCTTTTATCAGGTACCAATCACCTATTTCACCGGACTCTACAATTGGTTTTCCGAGCTTAGAATATTTAAACCTATCGACCGTACACTTGATCGGGCCAGTGTCATCCTCAACCATGATATTGAGCCAAAGATTATTCTTATCGATACGACGGCCATTACGCTTTTCGATACTGGAGGATTCGTTAAGGTCTTTCACAACCTTTTCTTTCAGCTTGCCAAAGAACACAAACGTCCCAGGGCGATCCGTATCCATATCCGCAATATCGGTCAGCGGAGTCGTGATATTGTATTTCTCTGGTTCACGCTTGATGTGGCCGAATCGACGCTCACATTCAAAAACATCGTCGTAAGCAGTGGACCCTTCCTCCAACAGCTTTTCTTGGCGAGGCGTTAAGGGTTGCTGCAACTGTCTGCGTTGCACAATGTCATCGGCCATTTTCGGCCCAATGCCTTTGATCCCCAACAACCCTCCAATCAGCTCACCATCTTGAACCGACCAATTTTGTTGTGATTTGAGCTTATCGAACGGCTTGTAAGTTAGCCCTTCAGAAACGACTTCACGCAGCAGACGTACCGCTTGATCGTCGTCTTTAACATTTCGCAAACATGCAGCAGCGAATTCAAGAGGAAACCGAGACTTAAGAACACAGCACCAAAAAGATACAAGGCCGTAAGCAACAGCATGACTGCGGTTGAATGCCCAACCTCCCATAGTGTTAATGTTGTCCCAGATAAATTGTGCTTGGTCTTCCTCCACGCCATTTTCAATAGCCCCTGCTTTGAATTTATCGAAGTATTTGTCAAAGAACTCTTTGCCCAACGATTTGCTCATCGCTTTACGCAAGGCAGAAACGTCTTCCCAAGATAGATTACCAATTTCCCTGCCAATGTTCATTACCTGTTCTTGGTAAACCACGATCCCCTTGGTCACCCGAGTCGATTGCTCGGTCAATGGGTGAAGGTATGTGATGGGTGAATCCCCGTTATGCCGACGGACATATTCGCTTGTTCCACCGGACTGCAAGGGGCCAGGTCTCGCCAACGCTGTCAACGCAGCAATATCCTCAAACTGCGTGATCTTCATTTGCCGACAAACCGACTGCAACGCAAACCCCTCAAACTGAAAGATGCCAGCAAACTTCTCATCATTAAGAATCGCAAATGCGCCTTGGTCATCCATTGGATGTTGCATTAGCTGGTCTCTAGTCCATCCAACTTGATCCAACACATCTTGCAGCACGGACAATGTTCTCAGCCCTAACGCATCGATCTTCAATAGATTGAGCTGTTCTGCGTCCCTCTTATCGATCTGTGCTGCGCCAGTCTGACGCGATACGCTGCAATATTCACTCACGGGTTTCTCGGTCACAATAATCCCAGCTGCGTGAACGCCGTTATGCCGAGCGTGGTTCTCCATTGCTGCGGCTACTTTGATCTGTGGATACTTTTCTACAATCTTTTTGCCAACATCAAGATCATTTAACGTGTCCTCAATGCAGTTATTGATCCGAGGGTCTCCCCAATCCCTCTCGATGATCGACTCTTTCAAGTCTTTAACTTCCCACGCTGGGATCTTTAGCTCTTTTGATACCTCCCCAATTGTGCTCTTTGCTTTGTAACGTGAAACCGTTCCAAGGTGTGCGACTTTATCTTCACCATATTTCCCCTTGAGATAATCAAACACCATCTCTCGGCGGTCATCTTGGAAATCAATATCTATATCCGGCATATCAGCTCGGCTAATATCAATGAATCTCTCGAACAAAAGGTCATGTTCGATTGGGTCGATGTCTGTGATTCCGGTCAAGAAGCAGACCAAAGATCCACCGGATGAGCCACGAGCTGGGCCAACAAGCATATGTTGTTTGGCGTAGTTGATCATGTCAGCGATCACATGGAAGTAGTCCGTAAAGCCTTTTTCATCGATCATAGCCAACTCACGTTCGACTCTAGGGCCATAAACATCATCATTGAGGTCAATGCCCTTTTGTGCTGCGCCCTCCTCACACATGACTCTGAGTGTTTTCTCAGGCGTAATCTTGACCATCTCAGCAGTCGGCAAATTAACGTTACACATCTCAGCAATCTTGTATGTGTTCTCTAACGCCACATCTGGACCCCAAGGGACAGCTTCTCTCCACTCCCACTCATCGAGAATATGCATGGGCGCGGTTCGATCTGTGCGATTCATGCCGACCAAAACCTCGTAGGCTTTCTTATCTTGCACAGTGGGGTAAAAGTTATCGCTCGTAGCGACAACCTGAAAGCCCTTACTTTCAGCAAACTCCAATGCCTTCTTTGAACTCATCGGGTTGAGTTCGATATACAAATGATCTTTCTTGGTTCTCGGAAGCAGCCCCCAATCTGGGGTCGATCCGCTCAGCATGATCACGTTTTCACTTACGTCGAATAAATCTTCGTAGCTCAAACGCGGGTAATAGTAAAAATGATTTTTGTCTGTGCTTCGGGTGACGAGCTGGTAAATCTCGGATAGCCCATCATTATTCTTGGCAATAAACGACATGTAATTCGCAGGCTGCTTTGATCGGTCAGAAGCATCACCAACCACTGCAATCTCAACACCCAGCAATGGCTTTTTGCCTGCCTTCTTACATGCTGCGCTAAAGTTAACGTGTCCCCAAGTACCTGTGTCGCATATTCCAATGGCATCACCATCAACTGCTTCGATGATTTTAGGTACTGAGCCGAATGCTTTACGGAAGCAATATTCCGTTCGGACTCTGATGTTAATCATAAAATCAGCAGTGAAACACTGACCACGATTATGTGAATGATTACGAATTCCATTTTATTCCTTTCTTTAATCCAACCACTTCCAAGTTTTATACCATTCGACCAACTTTAATGTTGCCTCAACATCACCCAATGATCGGTGGGCATCTTTAATTTTCTCTCTTGTTACTTTTTCATAAGCCTCGCCAAGAGAAACCTTCCTGCCCCAAACCTTTTCGCCAACTTCGACAGTGCAAATGTGAATCGGTGGCCAAGGGAATTGGGTTAGCTTATCGATCCTTTCTAACTCGAACCTTAGTATTTTACGATCAAACGGCAAATTGTGGGCAACAATTTCACGCTCGCCAAGGAAAAAATTACATAGGTCTTTGTAGTACGCGATGAACGGCTTTTCATTCTTTAGCATGTCATCCGTGATATTCGTTATCTTAACGACCTTTTCAATCAGACTTTCCTTGGGGTTACATAAAAACTGGAGCCGATCAATTTCTTTTAAATCGTCGTCTAACTTAATCGCACCGAACTCGATAATCTTTGGCTGGAGAGCAAGGTCTGTCCCTTCCGCTTTTGGAAGTCCTGTTGTTTCCAAGTCAAAAATAATCACTTAATTTTCCTTGTTCTTGTCCTCTTAATGTTAGAACTTGCCTTCTTTCTCTCCGCAATACAGATCACACAACGCCACTGCTTTCTACCGCTGATCAAAAGTATCTGACGCTCGGCTGGCCTCATATGGCAACATTGACATGCTTGACATGATTGATTCATAACGTGTCCTTCCCTTCTCTAAATCCTTGTTCATAGCCATCTTGCCAACCGTCACGGTATGCCCGTTGGAACCTCATGCTTTCTTTTGAGCTGTTTGCTTGATTGATGATGGACTCTAGCTCAGATTTGATCGTCTGATCGACATCAAACAAACGAGCGACTTTATGACCAGAAAACTCAAGGTCATTGCCATTGATTTTTAACTTCGACATGTTTTCCTTTCTAACTAATTTGTCATCGCCAGAAAAATAAAATTTTCTTTAAACCACCCAAAAACCCCTTGGTTTTATTTGGCTTGCGTTCTTCCAAGATGTATCTCACCTTGCGCTTAGAACTCCAACCCAACTTCTTGGCTATTACGCCATTTGAGTAGCCTTCATTTTTAAGCTCGTGAATCAAATTCACCGTGTCTTGATCATACTTATATCGAGTCATCGATCTCTACCCTTCCATATTTAATATCCCAAACAAGATCCCTGCGACTCCCGCCTCTGGCTATGTATTCTTCGTACAATATTGGTTCGCCAGCGTCTAATAGTATCTGCAATGACCGGAAACCGGAAGATTTCTTTCTTCTTGGGTTCCAATCGATCAAGCACTTTATCTTTTTTCCTTCAAAACTGGAGCGTCGTCCACGCTTCAATTCTTTAGCCGATGACACAAAAACAGTAACGTCTCCCATATAGCTCCTTTCTTATAGCTCGTAATAAGTCAAACTTCTTGGTCTAATCACAAATAGATTCTCTTTGGCTCTAGTCACCGCAACATACCACACACGGTTCTCTTCATCCCTGTGCGAATTTTGCCAACTCAACTTCCCCATATCGGAAATGAGTGCCACATTGTCAGCCTCACCACCTTTCGATTGGTGGATTGTCGATATGGTTATCCGTGGCTTATCAGAAAACTTTTCGCCATTGCGTAAACATGAACGAAGATACTCACGTTCGTCCGGCGCAATGCCGCGCAGCATTCTCATCCAATCCCAAGATTTAGCATCTGAAGGGAAATGGAAATCATCAAATACATAAAAGTCTTTTTTCTTTAACCTCGGTCGATCAATCAAGAACTGAACCATGTTCTTTGCTTCGTGAAGACTAATCCGGCTACCTTTTCTTAGTCGCTCCCAGCTCGTAATCGCCTTGGTCTCTTCAGTGTCGAGTGACCCAGAACCGTTCATTATGTAACCATAGCCTTGCTGCCGAACAACCTGCTGAAAGCGGTTCAATGAGTATTTACTTCGACTCATGCAAAGCCAGCTGCCACCTTTCGAGAAGTCGATTTGATGCTCATCTGCAATGTGCTCGACGTTGCCTAAATCTGTTTTAGGTGACCACGGCTTTTGATATCTGTTCTTTATCCGGCTAACAATCCCCAATGCGACTTTGTGAACCGAACGTGGTATCCGGTAGCTCTGCGGCAAGATCCGTCGATCACCAGTCAGTGTCAAAAACTTGTTCAAATCCGCACCAGCCCAACTAAAAATTGCTTGGTCATCATC